ATCCACAAGATCATGTTTTTTGGGGCAAAAGAAAAAATGTTTTGGGTGTTCTTGATATACCCCTGTCTACATGGGAAAGTTACGAAATTCCCGCAGATTTTTCTATTAATATTAGACCACCAATGTATATTGGAGTCCATGCTTATTCTAAAGTTAGTAAAAAAGCTTTAAATCATTTAAATAACCCGCATGAGTATTTGCTTGATAATTCACCTAAAAAAAATGAAGCTTTTGAAGAATATGAAAAAATAAAAGATCTATGTTTTAAATCTTTTCCTAGAATTAATATGACTTGGCATAAGTATAACAATCAAAATTATCCATATCAATTTTACTACGATCAAGGAGAAAGATATTTTGATTAAAAAATATAATAATTTAAAATGAAAAATTTATTAGTTACCGCAGCAGGATTATCCTCTAGATTTGAAGGGCTAAAGCCAAAATGGATGTTAACACACCCCAATGGCAATTGGATGCTTGTTGAAGCTTTGAAGGATTTAGATTTTGATAGTATAGATAAAGTCTATCTGGGTTTTTTAACAGAGCACATTGAAAAGTATGATTGCAGAAATGCAATAGATTTGTGCCTGACAGAACTTGGTATAACCGATAAAGCTGAAGTTGTGTTGCTGGACGAGAGAACAGAAAATCAACCTCACACTGTTTACGAGGTTATAAAAAAAGCTAATATCCAAGGTCAGCTAATAATAAAAGAAGTAGACAATCGTTTTAAATACAAAGTCGAAGATGGTAATTTTATGTGCTATTACGACCTTAATAAAACGACATCGATCAACCCCTCAAACAAAAGCTATATAACAATAGATGAAGACGGCTATATTTCTGCATTGGTGGAGAAAAAAGTTATTTCTCATACCTTTGGTTGTGGCAGCTATTCATTTGAAAGCGCTCAAGACTACTGTAAATATTTTGAGAAAATGTCTATAAATAAAAATTTATACTTATCTGATATTATTAAAGAAATGATTGATGATGGGCTTAAATTTAAGCCAGTAATGGTTTCGGAATACACGGATTGGGGTACTAAAGAAGATTGGTTTAACTATGTTAGGCAATATAAAACTTTATTTGTGGATGTTGACGGGACTTTAGTTAAAAGTTCTGGTAAATATACTCCTCCTCATTGGGGAGAAACCGAGGCTATAAAAGAAAATGTAGAATTCTTAAATAAGCTTTATGATACAGGAAAAGTTTATGTTATTCTAACAACAGCCCGTCCATCTTCAGCCAGAGATGTTACGGTTGAACAAATGAAGAGGGAGGGTATTAAGTATAATGATATTATTTTTGATTTGTTTCACGCAAATAGAACCTTGATAAATGATTATGGAAACTCTAGCCCATATCCCACATGTGATGCAGTTAATATAATCAGAAATTCAAATCAATTAGAGCGATTTTTAAAAGATTTGGGTAAATAAAAAATGATTTTTATATCACATAGAGGTAATCTTTCTGGTCCAAATCCTGATACCGAAAACAAGCCCGAGCAAATTGATAAAGTTTTAAAAGCTGGTTATGATTGTGAGGTAGATCTTTGGGCAAAGAAGGGCAAATGGTATTTAGGTCACGATGAGCCTAAATACGAGATAGACATAAGTTTTCTTTGTAGATCTAATCTGTGGATACATCTTAAGAATTTAGAGGGTTTAGAAAAGATACCAAGGTGGATGAATTTTTTCTGGCATCAAACAGACGATTTTACTTTAACTTCTAAACATTTTATTTGGACTTTTCCCGATAAAGAAACTTGTGATAAATCAATTATAGTTGATAATAGTAGAAATTGGACGCAAAAAAACCATAGTTGTTTTGGTGTTTGCTCTGATTGGTCATTTTAAATTTGATAAAACGATTCAAACTGATATTATAACTTAAATTACTTATGAAAAAAACAGCGTTAGTTCTAGGAGGGGGAGGTTTCATCGGTGGCCATTTGGCAAAAAGGCTCAAATCAGAAGGCTATTGGGTAAGAGCTGTAGATATTAAACTACATGAATACTTTGATTGGTCAGAAATCTGTGATGAATTCATTAAAGCCGATTTACGCGATGAGAAAATAGTAAAAGAGTCTTTTTATCTAGATGGTGAGCAATCATTTGATGAGGTTTATCAACTAGCTGCCGATATGGGGGGTGCTGGCTATATCTTTACAGGGGAGAATGACGCTGATGTAATGCATAATTCAGCTATAATTAATCTTCATGTAGCTAAAGAAGCCGTAGAAAGTAAAGTCGGAAAGGTATTCTATTCTTCATCTGCGTGTATTTATCCAGAACATAATCAAATGGAACCTGATAATCCTAACTGTGAAGAATCTTCGGCTTATCCTGCCGATCCAGATTCTGAATATGGTTGGGAAAAACTTTTTAGTGAGCGTTTGTTTTTGGCTTTTAATCGGAACTACGGATTAGATGTCCGTATTGCTAGATTCCACAATATTTTTGGGCCTCAAGGAACTTGGCAAGGAGGTAAAGAAAAAGCTCCAGCAGCAATGTGTCGTAAAATTTCTGAATGTAAAGAGGGTGGAGAAATTGAAGTCTGGGGAGACGGTAAACAAACTAGATCTTTCCTTTATATAGATGAATGTCTGGAAGCAGTTTTAAGGCTCATGAGGCAAGAGGATTTCTTAGGTCCAGTAAATATAGGTTCTGAAGAGATGGTGTCTATAAATGAATTAGCTGAATTGACTATTGGTATATCTGGGAAAGATATAAAAATTAAAAATCTTTATGGTAAAGAGTTCGAAGAAAAATATGGCCACAAATGTCCACTTGGAGTAAAAGGTAGAAACTCCGATAATAAACTTTATAAAGAGAAAATCGGCTGGCAATCAGATAAGACTTTATCCGAAGGAATAGTCTCTACTTTTTCATGGGTAAACCAAAAAGTCCATGCTTGATAATAAAAAAATTATTATTACTGGTGTCACTGGACAAGATGGCAGCTTTATGGCTGATTTTCTTTTGGAGAATACAGAGCATACGATTATAGCTGGTGTCCGTAGGTTAAGTGTTAAAAATCATGGGAATATTGAACATCTTTTGAATAATCCGAGATTTAAATTAATTGATTTAGACATTTCAGATCAAGCTAATACAGAGCAGGTTATATCAGATGAAAAACCTGATTATTTTATAAATTTCGCGGCTAATTCTTTTGTGGGGAATAGTTGGACTCAACCAGTTAATCACATGATGACTAACTGTATGTCTATTTTGTATCAGTTGGAGGCGATACGAAAACATGTACCTCATTGTAGATATTACAACGCTGGTAGCTCTGAAGAGTTCGGGGATGTTGTAGAGACTCCGCAGACAGAAGAGCATCCTTTACGCCCTAGAAGTCCATATGGAGCCTCTAAGTGCGCTGCTAGGCATTTGGTCAAAGTTTATAGAGATTCATACGATATTTATGCTGTTCAAGGTTTTTTGTTTAACCATGAAGGGGTAAGAAGGGGAGAAGATTTTGTGACTCGTAAAATCACAAAAAATGTAGCTAGAATTCTTGTGGACTATGAGATGAGCCGACTCACTAAGCCTTTGCAGTTAGGCAATTTAGATTCGAAAAGAGATTGGGGCGATGCTGAAGATTTTGTGGTGGGTGTATGGTTAATGCTTAATCAAGATAGAAAAGACCCAAAAGAATATGTTTTGTCTTCTAATGAAACTCACTCTATTAGAGAGTTTGTGGAAGAAGCATTTAATTTCGCTGGATTTCACAGAAGCAAATGTGAATGGAAAGGTGAAGGGTTGGACGAAAAGTATTTTCACGGCCCTGATATTCTTGTAGAGATTAATAAAGATTTTTACAGACCAGCAGAGGTTGATTTGTTATGTGGAGACTCTACTAAAGCTAGAGAAGAGCTTGGCTGGAAGCCAAAAACTAATTTTTTCCAGCTTGTGAAAAAAATGGTTGACTGCGATGTAGCAGCGGTTTACCCTCACCTGTGAGCAAAAAGAAGGGTCTGAATAAAAGAGAAATCTTATTTAGATTGCTAGACGTTCCCGATAAAGGGAGGAGACCTTTCTTTGCTAGGGAAATGAAAATGCTTAACGATCTTTGTGGTCGTTACTCGCAAGAGTTCATGGCTATTGTCTACTTCGATAAGAAGTTTGACTCTTTAGCTTACCTTGTCAGCAATAAGCTTAAAGAAACTCTCGACGAAAAATTCAGAGCTTTCAATTTTAAGGTTGACTTATCTAAGTACAAGACCTATGATATAGGCGAGAAGTCGGGGCAAGATAGTAATGCGCTTCGTAAAACTAAAACAATAAAAGACTTTTTAAATGAGTGATAACATAGAACCAGCGAGCATCCTTAATAATTTTCTAAAAGCAAACAAGGATGATCATTTTAATTTTGAAGACACGGTGGAATATAAAGTTTCTAGTGGCTCCTTGCAATTAGATTACCATCTCGCAGGAGGTTTCGGTCCTGGGTTGCATCGATTCACAGGAGTCAACGAGGGTGGTAAAACTTCTGAATCTTTACAGGTTATGAAAAACTTTTTAACAAGTTTAGATAAATCTAGAGGTGTGTATATTAAAGCAGAAGGAAGGTTAGGTCCAGAAGTTACAGAAAGATCTGGGGTTAAATTTGTGTCTTCTCCAGAAGAGTGGGTCGATGGAACTTGTTTTGTTTTTGAGAGCAACGTTTACGAGGCGGCTATGACGCTCATTAGACAATTAATCACCAATAATGACGAAAAAATTAAATACTGCTTTATCATAGATTCTGTAGATGGTTTAATTAAAAAAGACGATTTAGCTAAAGGTTTCGAAGAGAGTAGTAAGGTCGCAGGTGGTGCGGTAATTGCTTCTGATTTCTGTAAAAAAACTAGCGCAGCGTTAGGTAAAAGAGGACACATGGCTATTTTCATTAGCCAAGTCCGAGCAGACATAAAAATAGATCCTTATTCAAAAGCTCCTGTTCGTCAGACTACAGCTACAGGAGGTAATGCGTTGTTGCACTTCGCTAACAATATCATGGAGTTCGAACCTCGATTTAAAGGTGATTTGATTTTAAAAAATCCAGCTGTAAAAACTATAGACTCCAAAAAAAATCCTATCATTGGCCACCAAGCTAAAGTGACAATTAAAAAATCCGCTCACGAAAATACAAATATGACGATTTCTTATCCCATAAAATATGGACGTAGTAATGGAACATCTATTTGGGTGGAGAAAGAAGTTGTAGACTTGCTATACGCTTGGGAGTTCATGCAGAAAAAAGGAGCTTGGATTAAACCTACAGAAGATTTTTTAGATTTGCTAAAAGAAAACAAATTTGACTTTCCAGAAAAAATACAAGGAGATAATAATTTATTTAAAACTATCGAAGAAAATAAAGACTTGTGCGAATTTCTCATTAACTACTTCAAAGAGCAAATTGTAGCATGAAATTTGTTGACCGATACGGCAAACAAAGAAACCTCAAAAATGCGAAGAAATATTTAATTGATTGGGGAAAACCTAGCAGAAGTAAATTTCAAACTACTGTCAAAAAATTCTTGTATAAATACTGGAAAAATGACATTGTTTTCGAAGAGTTTCGTGTGGTTGGCAGCAGATTAACTTTAGACTTTTATAACGCTAATAAAAAAATAGCTGTAGAAGTTCAGGGGGCGCAACACACAAAATTTGTTAAGTTTTTCCACAAAAACCATTTTAAATATGCTGATCAACTTAAAAGAGATGAGCACAAATTAAATTTTTGCAAGGCTAATGAAATTCAGCTAGCAGAAATTTATCCAAAAGACGAAATCCAAGCTTCTTTATTTACCGAGCAAGACATTTATTTATGAATTTACCAGAAGGCAGCGATGATAAGGAATTTTGTATTCCTACAGAGATGGTTGATAAGCTTTATGAGCTTTCAGGCGGGGCTGATAAGTATAAAGGTGTTATTATGGCTGTTTCTTCTGAAAATGGTAAGCCACTTATTTATTGCAAATTTGATTGTGGCATGACGGAATTCGCTCTAACAAAATCGTTGGAAAACCATTTCCGACATATACCTAACGAAATAATAGAAGAAGACTAATGATATACAATTTTGAACTAGAAAAACAGTTATTAGCTGGCTTGCTCAAAGAGCCAGAAAGCCTTGCAGAAATTTCTAATTTCATTAGTAATTCAGATTTTTATTCTAAACAAAGCTCATTACATTCTGCTATTTTCAGGATCATTCAGCAAGCTATTGACGCTGGCGATGAAATCGATGAGATCATTATCGCCCAAAGAGTTAATGATGTTGGTCTGTCGTTTGAAGACAATCTAAATCCTTCTGATTATATTAAATCATTATCGTTAAGAAAAGTTCCCAAAGGTAATATTCTAAAGACAGCTAAAGAACTCAAAAAATATACCATACGAAGAGAAATATTAGAGTCTTCTCAAGAGATAGTGAAGAAGATGAAGAATATCGCTCCAGAATCTTCTTATAGAGATATTATAGAGGTGGCTGACAACGTTTACAATTCTCGCATTAATCTTTATGAGATAGGAAACGATAGCCCAGTAAATATTTACGAGGAAATGGAAGCTCTCGTCGAAGAGCGTGGGAATAATCCTGTGACTGAATTCGGCATGATGGGTCCACATGGAAAGATAAACGATATTTATGGTTCTCTTTTAAGAGCTGGCAATATCACGGTCATTGTAGCCCGTTCTGGTGTAGGTAAGACACAGTTTTGTATGGACTACTCTACTAAAGTTAGTTTGAAATATGACGTTCCTGTCTTGCACTTCGATAATGGTGAGATGAGCAAAGAAGAACTTATCATGAGACAATGCGCTGCTATATCTGGAGTGCCAATGCATTTGTTAGAAAACGGTAAATGGAGACAAGCTGGACAGGATGTGGTAGATAAAGTTAGATCTGTATGGCCAAAAATAAGTAAACTAAAATTTTACTACTACAATGTAGGTGGGATGGATGTAGATTCGATGGTCAACACCTTAAAAAGATTTTACTACGCTAAAGTTGGAAGGGGTAATCAAATGGTCTTTTCTTTTGATTATATCAAAACAACGTCTGAAAATAATGGCAATAAATCAGAATGGCAAGTCGTTGGAGAAATGGTCGATAAATTTAAGAAGTGTGTCCAAAAAGAAATACTACATGACGGTAACCCTGTTATTCCTATGATCACATCAGTTCAATCCAATAGATATGGAATAACGACCAACAGGACTTCTCAAAACATAGTTGATGATGAATCTATTGTTTCTCTATCAGACAGGATTACTCAATTTTGTTCTCACATGTTTATTCTTCGCAGCAAAACTACAGACGAAGTGGAGACGGAAGGTGGGAGGTTTGGGACACATAAGTTTATTAATGTAAAAGCTAGACACTTAGGTAGTGATATCGCTGGAGCTGTGGAACCTGTAAGTATCGGAGACTCTTTGAGAAAAAATGCTATTAATTTAGATTTTAATAATTTCAATATAACAGAAAGAGGAGATCTTAGGGATGTAGCTAGAATTTTAAATGGAGAGGAAGATTTAGATAATGATGGAATCCAAGAAACAATCCCCGACTTCGATCAATTCTGAAGAATTCCAAGGAATTTTAGAATCGATAGGCTA